TTCCTCGTTGCCTATGGATACCTCACTGCCAGTCATCACCTACGACTATACCAAAGATGATATAGAAGAGCTATTCATTAAGCTTGCAACCAAGACAATGACTAACAAATCATCTGGTGGCGGAGCCTTTGTTGAAGGCAATACACTAATGCTTTGCGATAAGGGGCCTCGTACAAATGTTAAGTCCACCGCAGCCGTGGTGCCTTTCATTAACTTCTTGGATAATGATGGCCCTAGCAGAATGCTGGCTGAAACCTTGGAGCGTGAGAACGTACCTGAAACTGGTTTGTACTGGGTTAACACTCAAACGTACCAAGGCACACCCATGGATTCAGCCTTCATCAAACAGCTAAAGCCAAAACGTATCTACGCCCTTGGCAACAATGCTTACACGTGGGCCTTGAACAATGAAGTGCCGGTAATTAAGTTACCACCTCCCTTGTACCACATGCAACACTACCCCGACCAACCCTATTTAATTACGGAAGCTGATTATGGAAATGCTGATTCGCAATGAGCCTGAGCTCATCAATCTTTACAACGTGCTGCAGCAGCATGGCACTTGGACAAGCCCACGTGGTGAACGGTGCCTTGAGATTGAGAACTTTACTTACACGGTCAACCCCTTTGTAAGGTTCAACTCATTCAAAGGTCGTAACTTCAATGTGAAGTACCTCAAGCGCGAAATGGCTTGGTACATCAAGGCTGACCCGTATGATCTTAGCATTGCAGATCACGCTGCGCAGTGGGGCAAGATCGTGGCCAACGGTAAGTTGAATAGCAACTACGGCAGTTATTGGTTTGGCAAGCATGGCGCTCTGCATATTGCAAAGCTGCTGACGCAGGATCCAATGTCCCGCCGTGCTGTGATTCCAATGTATGGCACTGACATAGACCATATGGATATAGAGGCGAAGGATGTTCCATGCACGCTGGCCATTGAGTTCAGGATCAGGAACGGTCGGTTGAACGCCAGAGCCATCATGCGAAGCCAAGATATTCTTTGGGGCATGGCAAATGACTTGCCAACTTTCAGCTTCCTGCAGGAAATTGTGGCTAACTTGGTTGGCGCTGAGATGGGAACATTAACAGTATCCGCCGGATCTTTCCATGTCTACGAGTCTAGACTGGCCATGTTCAATGACGTCATCAATACCAACTTGCACATGCCAGTTGAAGATGCACCGCCAAGAATCAACCGCTACGAAGCCCATGTCTTGGCAGGCAAATCCATCAATCCTACTTTCGAGTTTGCAAAATGGCTATTGAACGTGTAAATTTATCATTCGTGGTTCAAAAAGAACTTAGAACTTTTGTTTTTGAACTGATTCGTGACGGCTATCATATGGAGGATATACTAACCGCATTGGCCGGTTTAAAAGTGGAAATGGCTTCGGCCATGGTTTGGCAAGATGTAATAAATACAAAAGACGTGATATAATTCATGTTATGGGATACCCCCATACTTTGTAAATTGACTATTGAAAGGAATTGAAATGTTAAATAAAATTCGTTGGACCAAGTTAGAACGCAGCATCGTCATTGACTCCGCTGTAGAGTTCTACAATCAAGGTACTTACACACCAATTGCAGCGCTTAGACAAGCTCAGCAAATTGTGCTATTGTCTAATCGCCGCCGCACACTTGCTAGCCACTCAGCTGCGCCTGACTTGATCAAGTTGCTCAAGCAAAAAGCTGCGCAGAAGGTGCCAAAGCAAAAGGTGGTGGAAACTACCACACCTGTGGAAATAATGACTCCAGCGCCACCGGTAGTGGTTAAAACCGATGCACCAGTTGATCTCGTTGAGCAGTTGGTGAATACTATTACACAACGATTCATTCTGGGGCTTCGTGAAAGCCTGCAGATTGCCGTTAAAGAGCTTGAGCATGAGTTCAAGATTGAAAAGCACAATCCAACGTATGGCGCAAGTGGCAAGACATTGCCTAAGGTGGTCATCATTGGTTTGCTAGGTGATCAGGTTCACTCTATCACTAAAGAATTCTCTGATCGGTACGAGATAAAATGCATTGATACCGATAGAGCCATGGGTATGTCACCGCCACAAGCTGATGCATACCTTTTGATGAAGAACTTCATCAACCATCCGCTGTACCACAAGTACCAAGCATTCCCTAATCACGTTTTAATAGACGGCGGCATGTCAACACTTCGCATGTGGCTCAATACTAAAGGACAAGAACTATGACAACCGAGGATTTTGTGTATACACCTGCATCAACTTGCATCACCGAAAGATGGCGTCGTGTTTACAACTGGGTCCCCCCATCCGAGGATCCGGCTTACACCAAAAAGTGGTCAGACTTCAGGGCCATGTCTGCCCGTGGTGTGGAGTCTTTGGACCAGCCTGTTGAGGTGCCTCAGTTTATCTCAATCAAGAAGTGGAAGCAGCAATGAAGCATCCTATAGATATGGTTAAGCTATCCTATGATGACTGGGTAGAGCTACTTACGCATACTAACCACTTGGAATTGCTAACTAACCCATACGATGTGTGGATCGAAGCGTTCCATATGGGTAGTACTTTGGAACGTAGGAACTGCGCGCATCAAATACGCACAAGTTTAGGCTTGGTTTCTTCAGAAGACTTTGATGACGACACCACCATGTCAGTCACCGACATTAAGCAAATGCAAATAGGCTTAATTAAGAAAGTCTTGGAGATCTTGGAGCCTACCGCGCAGACCCAGGAGTTACCGAAGGTGGGGGTGGTGCCATTGGATTGACAGTAGGCGCTGCAGGCTCATTGTACTTATCCAAAGCATACTGAGCTCCTGTGGCGCCTAAGCCTACTGCAAGTCCGGGAACTTGAAGCCCTGGGACCATGGACATTAAACCGCCAGCACCGGCCAAAGCTGATAGCACAGCTCCGGATGTATCACCATTCATATAACGTTGGTAGGCTTCATAAAAGCTCATACCAGCTCCAGCACCGCCTAAGGCCCCACCAACAACAGGACCTTTAGCAACACTTGCCAACTTGGACATAGGCCCTGGAGTTGCAGCGGCTAAACGCTTAGCAGCCTCAGCTTCAGCAATAGGTATTGCCGCAGCTCTTGCTTTTGCAGCAGCTTCCGCTTCTTTGCCTTCTCTGATAAGTCTATCCACCAAAGATTCTTTGATTTGCCCGGGCTCACCAGCAAACATTTCAGCGCCAAATCTTTTAGTTAAGTCTTTGGTGATGTCCCCTTGACCTTTACTACGCTGATATTGTGCTGCTGCTTTAGGCACACCACCCGCAATCTCTTTATTTCCACCGGCCCAGTTTTTGTACCACTTGGTGCCAGAGGTTGGCGTCTTAGAGGTCACCGGCGCTTCAGGTTGAATACCTAATTTTAGCAACTCTTCATCTTGGAATGCCTTTAGCATGTCTTTAACACGCTGCTCTTCTTGTAGCTTCTTAACGCCTTCGGCTGTTCGCATTTCCTTTGTTGGAAATAAGTTTGCCATGCCTTTTTGCACAAGCGGGCCAGATGCTGCGCCTACACCCGTAGCAACAGCTTTTTCTTCACCCGGTGATAGACCCAGTTCAGGGACCAAAGTCTTGCCTTTTTTATTGGCAGGCGCTGCTGTCTTTGCAGGCCCAATTGGCGCATCAAAGATGGGGTCGAGATGCCCTAAACCTTCATTCTGTGATGTACCCTGTTGGTCACCAAAAATAAGTGCATCCAGCTTATCATCTTTTGCCATACATCAGCTCTTTAAGGGTTAAATTGGTTAAACAACCGCATACGGTAGTCTGCATACTCTTTGTTGATCTTCTCATACACGCTGCCGGGACTGAAGAATTGGCGAGGCGATGCTGAAGGTCCTGCTTTATTGGAGTATTGGTCATAGGCGCCGTACAAAGCTTCACGTTGCTTGTTCAATAACAACTGCTGGCGCGCCCACAACTGAACAGCACGTGATGAGTCATCAATACTTGCCATTGGCGCCTGTAAGAGCCTTGCGTCGTTGTCCGTGGGGTTAACACCCAACAGGCCCTTGTTGGCTTTTACGTTGGACAAAAACTCAGCCCCCAAGATGCGGCTAACGTCGCGAACGGCTTGCTGATCTTCAGGTGAAAGTTTAACACGTTGCAAGAAGTCTTTAACTGGCAAACCAACGCGAACGCTGTATTGACCGGCTTGTGCTTGCACGCCTTCTTGCGCTGCAGTCATCAAACCTGAAATTAAGCCTTCATTTTGCATCATCGCAAAGATTTGCCCCTTCTTGCCAGCAATTTGATCCAACTGCTTTAAGTTGGTATTGGATGACTCCAACAATTGTGGGGTGTAATTAACAATCTCATCGCGCTTGGCATTAAAGATCTTGTCAGTATCTTGCACACGTTGCTTTTGAATATCAGCTTGTGCAGCCAAAGGCAAACCACCCAAATCATTAGGCCTAGGCACTTGCCCCGGAGTAGGCATTGCAGGTTGCGCCGTAACTGCTGGTGCCTGAGGCGCGGCTTGCTGTTGCGCAACCAACGGCATAACAACAGGCGGTGGAACTGGAGCGCCAGGGATGGTAGTAGGCGCGGCACCGGGCAGTGCTGCGGGAGCACCGGGCAATCCTGCCATTGGGGCTGGTGCAGGTGCTGCTGCCGGCTTAGGTATATTGCCAAGTCGTTGGCTACCGGGCATAAGGGCAACCACATCTTGACCGTACTTAGCAATGAGTTCTGTTTCACCCATACCGAGTTTGCGATCCTCAACTGCGTTGGTAACTTTACGCTGGTCTTGCTCAGCAACAAACCTCTCACGGTCAAGACCAAGCTTGCCCATCTCATTCTGCATGGTGAATGTACCCTTGACAATCTCACCAACCTTAGGCGATAACTGCGCAACCATGGGGTAGATTTGCGCAAGCTTTGCTGCAACATCTGGAGTTACATTGCCACTTGATAACACGCCTTGAACCTGTGCTGGAGCAACGCCTAAAGTTGCTGAAAGCAATTGCAAAGCTTTGCCTTGGTTCTCTACTTCATATTTTTGACCAGCCAATTGCGCTCGCATTTGTGCAATAGGCAACTGAGCTTCTTGTTGCTTCTCTTGCTGAGCACCAATAACTCCTGCTGCTCTACCTGCTGCTTCACCAAAGTTGCCTGTGCGGCCAGGATCTAATAGGGCTGCGCCAACTTGAAACCAGTTAGGGCCTTGTTGTGTTCTTGCTTCCAAAGCTGCAAGAGTCTTTTGAATTGCATCAAAATATTCAGTCTTAGCTTGGTCATCCCCACCAATCATAAATGGTGTTGATGAAGGTAATGCGCCTGTTTGTGCCATAATCAATCCCACCAGTTAGAGCCGAGTTCAGGCATATTAGGGTCAATGGTGCCCATCCCGCTTGTGCTATTAGTGTTTCCACTAAAGAATTTAGTTAAAGCATTGCCTGCAGCGGTGCCAAATGGCGTTTGACTTACACCGCCAATAATAGAACCTAGACCTGCAATTTGCTGGAGTGGTGAAGCGGCGTAGGCACCAGGAATTGGACCTGTATAGGTGTTATTGACAGTTGTTGGTACGTTATAACCACGCAGTGCTTGAGCGCCAAGATTAGCAGCTGTCAATGGGAATAGTTGTTCATTTTGCGCAATGGTTTGCTGCTGCCCGCCTAAAGTAGACAGCGCATTGACATCAGCCAAGCCTGCAGCTTGTGTTTGCTGACCTAATGTGCCAAGCTGCTGCGCCGCATTCAATTGCGTATTCTGCTCAGCTTGCGCAGCACGTAATGCTTCAGTATAACCTTGCTGTAAAGCTTGTGATTGCGCAGCTTGCGTATTTTGCAATCCGGTGTTAATGGCTTGGCCAAGAACTTCAGCCCCACGCTTTGAACCGAATTGGCCAGTGCCAACTGCTGAGGCCGTAGCCTGTGGGGCTAAGAATTGCTGAATATTACGTTGCCCTAGTTGCCCCAGTGCGTCCACAACCTGAGTTGTGTAAGGATTCATGAAATCACCAACACGTTTGGTAACATCGCCTTGACCTACGCCTGTAGCTATATTACTTGCCGCAGTTAGATTAGGTTGATAGTTGCCTACATTTTGCTGGACTTGGTTAAAAGCTTGCGTTTGCAAAGGCTGTGTGCCTGCGTAATCAGCTCCTGAAATGCCTGCCGTAGTGCCTTTAGCCAAGTCACTTAGATAGTCGGTGTACCAAGATGGCGCGGACGTTACCTGATTCTGCGTCGTGGTGATATTCGGCAGTGGGCTGCCTTGCATTAAACTCATTTTATGCCTTTCAAATACGACAGGGGCGACTTAGCTTTAGGTGGTATTTTACCCACTGGGGCTGATCTTTTGTGTTCTCTTATGCTTTCACGCATTTTATCTAAAACTTGGGCTCCAGCCTTATTTGAGCCATTGCCCAATGCTGCAACAGTATCCGCATCAAACACGTACTCCCCATCTGCCAGCATGGCGGGAATACTATCTGACTGGCCATCACCTGCGCCTTGCACGTAATTGCCGGTCTTTCCGGTGATGAACTCGGGAATATGCTCAACCTGACCACCTCTGGCATAACCCGACAATGGGCTACCACCAAGGTATTTTAAGCCAGATGATGTCATACTGCCTGTATTCACACCAGGGATCATTGTGCTATTATCATTGCCACTTACAGGATTCCCGGGAGATGGTGTGCCTGCAAGCTTGGCGCCTACAAAGCCAGTACCTTCTTCAGTCTCAGCAGCTTCTGCGGTGGCAGGCTTAATGCGGCCCGTCAAGACTTGCAATAGCTTGGGGTCCACATTGGCTAATTGTGGATAAAGTTGTGTAAGTTGTGCCATTCCAGATGTGTCCTTAATCGACGCGCCTGCCAACATTGTCGGAGTCAAAGTCCCGGGCAATGCGCCTGTGCTTGTTGGTGTTGTTACGGCACCAAGAGCGCCTGATTGCTGTGTCTTTGTTGGTGTTGTAGGCGTCTTTGGCGTAGGCGTTGTTGTTTTTGTAGGATCTGTTGTGTCTGTTGGTGGCACGACAGGTGGTACAACAGGCGGCTCGACAACTTCAGTAGGAGGAGTAACATCTGGAGGTTGAGTAGGAACTACAGGGGGTGTTACTGGCAAAGCTCCGGGTGGTACTACAGGTGGCGGTGTTCTATCAATCCAGTCAACGCCAATCAAAGGTGTCACAGCAGGAGTAACTGCAGGTGTCACAGCAGGAGTAACTGCAGGTGTCACAGCAGGAGTAACTGCAGGTGTTGTAGCTGGCGTTGTAGCTGGCGTTGTAGCAGGTGTCGTTGCTGGCGTTGTAGCAGGTGTCGTTGCTGGCGTTGTAGCAGCCGTGACAGTTGATAAAGGGTTTGTTAATACCGCACCAGATGGTGTAGTCGCAGGCGTCGTAGCTGCAGTTGTAGTAAGCGCACCAGTTGCAGGCGTCGTAGCTGTACTTGCAGGTGTCGTAGCTGTGGTTGCTGTACTTGCAGGTGTCGTAGCTGTGGTTGCTGTACTTGCAGGTGTCGTAGCTGTACTTGCAGGTGTCGTAGCTGCCGTTGTAGCAAGTGCGCCAGTTGTTGCTGGTGTTGTGCTTACTGGTGTCGTAGCTGCAGTTGTTGTACTTGCAGGTGTTGTAAGTGCGCCCGTACTTGCAGGCGTCGTAGCTGCCATTGTTGTACTTGCAGGTGTCGTAGCTGTGGTTGTAGAAAGCGCGCCAGTTGTTGTAGGTGTTGTACTTGCAGGTGTCGTTGTAAGCGCACCAGTTGGCGTAGTACCTATGAGCGAGCCGGTGCCAACAGTAGGTTCAATTTTTGCAGGACCTAAAACACTATTGACGTAGTTTGTTAAACTTGTGTCTTGCTCACTAGTAGTTGCGCCTGAGAATACTTGTTCAAGCGTAAGATCAGTGCCATTTGCGCTTGTTGCTACGACATTGCTCGAGCCAGTTAAGTTGCTAGGCAAAATACTGCCTACAACATCACTGCCTAAGCCTACAGAATCGCCATAAAGCATGGATGCGCCAACAGTGACGCTATCTCCATTGCTTGATGTTGCAATAGGCGTACTAGAATCTACAGTAGATAGATCAATATTGCTATTGCCATTTAGAACTTGCTGAACAGTAACTGGATTGCCTGAATAGTCTCTTCCAATTACTGCACCGGTATCAATAACAGTTCCGGGCGTGGACATTGCTGTTTGCACCGTGCCGCCAATAAAGCTTTCAAATATACCGTTAGATAAAGATGCGCTCCAATTTGCAGTGTTTGGATTTACTGTGTAAGCCGTAATGTAATTTTGCGTTGCGCCTGCAACAAAGTTAGACAGTACGCCTGCTGCGTTAGTGGTTGCATACCCTTTACCAATATTTGTAAGCGTCTTCTCAACTAAGTTCTTCATCAAAGGCGCAACAAGCGCTCTGTCAGCAATAAAGTCAGGCCCCATCTCGGCAAGTGCATTTAAACTAGCGCTAATGTACGACTTATCACGCGCTACTTGCTCCGAGTCACCTTGCGCTTTTGCCTTTTGATATGTCTCTTTACCGGCAGACCCAAAGACTTCAGTAAATGAATCAACAAGACTTATGGTACCTCGAATTAGTCTTCCGCTATTAAGAGCCACAGTGCCTGCGCCGCCTGTCATAAATGCAACGCCAAGTTGCGCTAGCAATGACGGGATTTCTTCTACGGTCTCTGTGCCTGCAACATCAAAAAACCCAATAGGGTTATTAACAACAGCTTTGCCAATAATCTTAAATTTATCGTAAAAATCTGCAGTCTCTGATTGCGCTACGGCCTGCATGATCCTATTCTTTTGCACGTCAATGCCGTAACCATCTTTGCTTTTTGCAAGTTGCTCAAGCTCTTGTCCAATTTTGGTTGCAGCATTACTATAGTCAAAATCACCGGTCAACTGCGCATATGTATTACCCACGTTGGTAATAAAGCTGCCTGCACCTCGAATCGTAGTGCCTAATGCCTGTGCGCCCATTGCACTTATGTTGTCTGCTGCTGATCGCTGACCTGACTCCATTAGCCTCTGCGTTTCAGCGTTTGACTCATTTGGCGCGTTGCCTAAGACAAGAGTGTTGTTTAGTGCTGCAAGTCTGTTGGTTTCTGCAGCATTTTGGTTTGGCGCAGCAGCAAGTGTTCTTGCCGCGGTATCATTTTGCGCAGCAACTGTTTGTGATGCATTAGTTACAGTAGACAAATTGGCAGCATTCAGTGCTGCAGCTTTAGCGTCAGCGGCGGCAATGGCTTCAGCAGTAGTGCCTGTGTTGTATGACTTGCCATTCCACTCAAATGTGGCGTTAGGGCCGAATGCTAAACGATTAGCAGCAAATGCTTCATTAAACGTTAATGGCTTAGTGGTAGTTGCAGCATTTGCAGCAATTGCAGCATCTAAATTACCAAACTCAGTATCAACAACAGGCGTAGTAACGGCAGGTATAGTCACTGTGCTAAGAGCGCCTGTACCTGTTGTATTTGTAGCTGTTGCACCTGTATCCACAACAGGCGTAGTAACTGCTGTGCTAAGTGCACCTGTGCCAATGTTATTGACACCTTGCATAGCGTCAAGCGTTGCTTGTGTATTAGCGTCAACACCGCTTAAAGTTACGCCGTTTCCGGCATCAGTTGTTACGTTATTATTGACACTCGCTAATTGCAAACCGCTAGGTGTAGTACTCGCGCCTGTTGCGTCTGTGCCTACCGTGCTAAGCGCGCCTGTATTGCCTGTTGTATCAGTCGCTGCAAGCGTGTTAGTAAGATTGGTTGCACCAGTCGTGCCAGCTGTAACCACATCAGAATTTTGTAATGCAGTAACTGCCTTATTAGCTGTCGCAGTACTAGAACCTGTGGCGCTCGCATACGCATTTGCAGCAGCAGCTACATTTCCACCTGTTGTGGTTAAAGTAGCAGCAGCTGCGCCTAATGCAGCATCGCCTGTCTGCGCTGTAATCGTTGTGCCTACAACTGAACCAAGAACAGCAGTGCCTACGTTGTCTGTATTGCCTGTTATGACAGCATTAGTGACTACTGTTGCTGCGTTATTGACAACTTTCTGTAAGAATGGGTCATCAACAACTCCAGATAAAGCACTTAGCACTTCATTATTTACAATAGAAGAAGCCCCACCTGTTAATTGCGACTTAATTGCGCTTTCTACAATCTTATCTAATGGGACGCCTTGCGCTACTTGCAAAGTTGCTTGCGCAATAGCTGTTCCGGTTGCAGTAGATACGCCAAGTGATGCCGCAATTTCAGCGCCTACAACAGGAAGGAAATACGCAATGGCTAATCCTGCAATAGGGTTTGACGCAATATCTTTAAGCGCGCCTTTAAGCGATGTATCTACCTCTTGCGTAACGCCGGTTCTTTCAAACGTACCATCCGCGTTATATTGTTGATACGTTGACCCGACCGGAGCTCTATAGTTAGGGTCGCCGGTTGTTTGAGATACATAAACTCTCTCAAGAGCGCCAATTTGCTGATCTTCGCCTGAACCAGTAGTTTGATATTCCGGCACAATACTTACGTTACCTAGCGTAATGCTTGACCCCGGAGCTACAGTTGCGGCAACACGAGACAGGATCTCACCTTCGGATGCGCCAGTAGCCGCAGCCATCTGCGCCGGAGAAACTCCATACGTGGCCATGTTTGATACGATCTCAGCATCACTCATGCCCGGATTGGCAAGTAGGAAATTTACAATGTCTGCGTTACTTACTGCCATATTTAGCTCGTTGCTGGGTTAACTGCGTTGACAAGCTGCTCGGCCCATTCTTGCCAATCGTCATATTGATAAGGACCAGGAATACCCTCATTGGTAAACACGTCAATGGATTTTAATCCTGCGCCCCATTCTTTCCAATCAGTATTTGCGTCAGGGATTGACAACTGTTGCGCAGAATATAGCTCAACCATAAGGCAAGCCCATGACTCAAAGGTATGATACCTAGGGTCATAGACCTGAGCAACGTTAAGCGGGTTAGCCATAAGGTCTTGAATCTCCAACATCGGCGTCCAACAAGACTTTACCTAGTTGATACGTGCCACCTGCCACATTGGAGACAAACTTCAATCGTAATTCACGACGTTGCTCACGCATATCAATCTTACCGGTACTAGAACTAAACACATACGGGCCTGTTGTTTCATCGGCGATCTGCGCAAACGGACGGCCTGTAACATACAACTCCATGTCACCGGATTGAATAAAGTCAGGCTCAACACGCTCTAGTCTTAACCACCTATTCTCACCAATTGGGCTAGGCTGCGAAGGCCCGCCTGAAACCAAACCTAGATCATTGGTTTCAAAGTATGACTCAATGGCAACTGAAAGCGCGCCTACAACTTTATCTGTGCCAATTTCATTTTGAAATAGAGACACAAAGCTCATCAACGTGGCAACGGTCAAGATAAATCCTGAGCCACCGGGAATGCTTGCAGATAACGTATTGCCAACAGCATAGCCAGTTCCGTGGCCATTGATCACAACAGAAGTTACAACACCACCAGCCACAGTAATATTAGCTGTAGCTCCAGTACCCGAGCCGCCTGTCAACGCTTGGTTGGTATACGTTCCGTTGGTGTACGCAGATCCAGCATTGGTAATAGTGGCAGTTAAGATACCACCTGTTGCATTGACATTCCAATCAGATGCAATAGGGTAATGGAAAACCTGAGAGAAGTAACCTGCTGATCGCTGAGCGCCTAACGCAAAGCCTGCGTCATACCATACGTTTTCACGTGTATTGTAAATAACAGCGTTGTTACATTCAGTGGCAGCGCCTGATGGGTAGAACCACCAGATCTCGCCAAAGCGTGGAACTTTGGTTACCCAAATCTTTTCACGCTGTTCGTAGTTCAAGTTGTCAAAGAAGTAGTTCTGGTTGAAAGTATTAGGGATCTCTTTCACAACGCCGTTGTAAAGCAAGAACCGGTCAACGCCACACCAGTAATACACGCCGTCGTACTCAATCACAGACTGGCTTGAGAGAATAGATGATTGGCTTGAAATTAAGTCATAACGCCAATATTGCGGTGGGGTGCCTGTACCACCAATGAATGAGACTCGAATCAAAGAATCCAAACTCCAAAAGAGGCCCGATGGTGCATTAGATCCGCCGCGTACTGGTAATCCTTGGACAATCTTGCCCGTGGCCACTGAGACCTCGTTGGCATCAGCAGATACCCAATCATTCACATTTCCAGCTGAGCAATTCTTAATCAGACCGTTATTGCCGTAGACAAACACATAAGGGTGTAGGGATACCACGCCGCCAGATACAGAGATCTGGTTATCAAATGTCAAAGTAATACTGGAGCCATTGGCTGTTGCAGGCGCTGAGATTGTCAATGTGGTGGACACAAGAGAAACCACAGTGGCGCCAGATGGGATGCCCGTGCCTGTTACCAATTGGCCTGCGCCAATCTGCGTGTTAACCGCAGACATGGTAATAGTTGTAAGTCCAGATGTAATAGTGGTTGCAACTGCTGTAAATACGCCAATCGGGTTTAAGCTTGTGCCGTTAATGTCACCGCCTAAAACCGGAGTATTAGTGTTGTTGTCAATCAATGATAAGTTACGTCCAGGGTGCGCCAATAGCAAATTGGTGTTTGTTCCCGTGCCATCAAAGAATGTATCGAACTGCCAAAGATTATTGGCATTAGCAGTAAAGCCGGTTAGCGTAATGTCAGTAATACCTGAGCCGGTGCCGGTATTGCTAATAGGCAAGACTTGCAGTCCGCCGGAATAGCCATTAAAAACGTTATTGAAGTTCTGTTGCGGGTTTAGATAAATACCACGACTTGGGCCTGCCAAGTCATTCACAATCTCTCTATAACCACCCATCTTACGTGGGCGGCCGCGTTGAAACCTAACCCAACGGCCATCGCTGTAGTAATCTTTATCAAAGGTGGTGCCATCACGTTGAATTCCGGGCTTTGTGTCAAGGGCAAAAACTTTTTTGGTCATGTGAATGTACCTCCAGCAATGCCGGTGGTAAATGTACCAGACCCAGTAACAGCCACGCCAGTCGCAGTTACGCCAACACGTTTAGTGCCTAGAACTGAAATAGCAAATTCACCTGCACCAGGGCGGTAAATACCTGTGTTTGTCTCAGCTGCAAAGTTAAGTGATGGCGTACCTACGGTGCCATTAATCAAACTGATTGCGTTAGCGCCCGCCTGAGTGGTATTGGCATTTAAGAAGTTAGTACCGTCGCAGATCAACGTTGCTTGTTGCCCCGGAGGAATTGTGGCTGTAAAACCTAAACCCGTTGTGACAGTAAACGTAAACCCATTGTCTGTCACCTGATTTGAGATCACATACAAGTTCACTACAGCAGGAAACGTAACTACTGAGTTGCTGGTTAAATTGCCAACGTACTCTTGAATATTATTGGCCGCCTCGTTATTGGTTAGCGTAACAGCACCACCAGTCACATTCTTTGTCAATGCGGTAAACGCAAATTGGTTACTAACGCCATACCCAACGGTGACGTACCCTGTGCCAGTGCAAACAATAAACGCAGACTCTGTCGGATTGAATGTCTTTGTTGAGTTGCCATCAATCAGCTCGGCGCCAGTACAGGAAACAATGAATGAGCCTGTGCCATTATTCTTAAACAGCGTAAACCAGTTATTGCCGAGTGTTGCTGCGGCTGGAAGTGTTACCGTACCAGCGCCACTACTCCACACTCTGGTCTGCGCTCTATCAGTTGCGGCAAACGTAGAGCCTGATGTAATTGCAGCTGAAGGATGGCTTTGATTCAGCGTTGCGCCGCTGGCAACTAAACCATAACCCGCCAAAGTAGCAGCATCCGCGCTGGATGTGCCGGTTCCAAAGGCAATTACGCCCCAAGTGCCTTGGCTGGTTGAATTAGTTGTGATGTAGATGTACTTAGATTCACCAGCCGCCACTGACACAATTGTGTTCGTACCGGCGTAGTCTTTGACAGTAAATGTATTAGCGCCAATGTTGCGGATTAACGCGTCATTGCCAACAGATGTTTGATCCGCAGGTGGCATATACATGCTCAAACCTGCAGTGCTTGCAGTTACCTGCATAATACGCGCAGCGTAGTCAGCGTTTGTTGTGCTGTTGGAAGGCCAGTTTAATTGCGTATTGGCAGTTAGCGTAACGGCGCGGTAGCTAACATCCGTCGGCTGAATGACGTCGCCAGTAAATGGGCTTACATAACTCATGAATCCACCGCTATGGCTTGACGATCTGCAATACGAAGTTTGTCTTCAGCCATCAATGTTTGCATGATCAACTCGTAATTCTGTTGCCACATTGGCATACGCTCGTCGTTCTTGAGGAACGGCATGGCCTGCATGAGGGACCCGTAGAGCAAAGCTTGTGGCGCGTAAATAGTAAACCAATTGGTTTGGTTTGATGAATCCAGAGGCTGTACTCGTTCATAGTAGAGTACCTCAAACGCGTAGCTAGCATTTGGTGTGGGAGCTATCAGCCAATTGGAGTAATCATAGTCGCAGTAGTACAAAGGCACGTCAGTGGCAGTTGAATCCGGCCAGTAATTGCGAAGGTACTCATACTTACGAAGCAGTACAGGTTGACGCTCGCCGCTTACCGTCACGTTCATCGATACAGTCTTATGCCAACGTGCAGGCTTGGCAATAACGCCATTGCCTAAAACCATTGTGCTTGTGTTGACCGTTAAGTTGCAT